AGTGATGAAAAATTAACAATATTAGGTTCAGGTAATGTCGGCATCGGGACCACAAGTCCAAACACACTTTTATCTGTATCAGCTGGCACATCAGGCGATGTCGTACCAATTTTATCTCTACAAGGACATAGAACAGGAAATCACCCTTATGCTAAACTTTCTTTTTGGCATGGAACAGACGAAGATACTGCTTACATTATGGGGGAAAGAGCAAATAGTAATGATAGTAGTGCAGATATAACATTTAGTACTGCAAATAATGGTACAAACTCCGAAGTGATGAGGGTTACTTATGATAATAAAGTCGGCATCGGAGATACCTCACCAACAGAAGGAAAGTTAGTAGTCGCCGGTACGGGTGCTTACAATACTCCACCACTTCACATATCAATGACATCATCAACTACATTTAATCATTTTGCTAATATGGTTGATAGTAATCTTACTGCTGGTGAAAATGGAATTATAGTTTTTGGCCAAGAATTAGACACTAAAAATTCAGCTTACATAGGATATGTACATAGGTCAGACCACGGTGATGATAATCAATTAACATTGGGATTTTGGGGATCTAATAATTTAGTCAATTTACTTCCTAACGGAAATGTCGGAGTTGGTCTGGAGGATCCTACTGCACCACTCCACATTTTTCAGGCAACAGCAAGTTATGCTAAACGTGATATGCATGGTATTCGTATTCAAAATACTCATTCTACGGCTGCTAATGCTTTTATGCTTGTTAATGGAGTTGGTTACTCTGAAATGGGTGTAAATTCACATGCTAACGGTGATACTAATAGAAGTGCGGCTTGGATTACAGATTCAAGTCATCAATTTTGGGTTGATGGTTACAATGTTGGTACAGAACATTTCAGAATAGCAGCTGATGGTACACTTACTGCTACCGATACCACAATAGGTTCAATATCAGACGAAAGAACTAAACAAAACATACAAACTTATTCAGGTAGCTTGAGTATGATAAATACTCTACGACCTGTAACCTTTGAATGGAAAAGTGATAGGAAAGATAGTGGTAGACATAGAGGATTTATAGCACAAGAAGTAACTTCAAGTGATGATTATTGGGTGACTTCATCCTCAATAGAACCTCATGCACCTGATTGGGGGTATTTAGAGGGAATGCCTCAGATTGATAGTGGTGCTCCTACTGGTTCGAGATCAGCTCTAATATCAAAACTAACAGAAAAAGATACAATGTATGTATCAGCTATTCAAGAACTAACACAAGCAGTCAGAGATTTAAGAGCTATGATTACGGGTAGTACAGATTTAAATCAATTAAAAGCTCAAGTATCAAGCAGTAGTTTCGTATAGTCATAATATTTAAAATCAACAACAAATAATAACAAAAAAATTGTATTTCGGATATTTATTTGATATATATTAATGTCAATAATTTAACAAATTAAGGAGTTATGAAAATGGCTGATGAAATTAAATTTTCAGAAGAGGAGTTACAATCTCTTAGTGATTTAAGCACAAACTATCAAAACATTCAGAGTTCTTTCGGACAACTTAGAGTTCAAAAGATTTTGAATCAACAACAAGCTGATGCATTAGAAGAGGCTGAAGTAAAGATGGAAGCTGATTACAAAGATGTACAGGATAAAGAGCGTGAGTTGGTTCAATCATTGAATGAGAAGTATGGTCCTGGTTCACTCGATCCACAGACAGGTGTTTTTACACCAACACCTCAACCACAAGCACCGGCTGAAGAATCTGCTGAAGAATCTTAAATAAATCCTTAATCGGTTGTATTTTGAAAATTTTCATTATATTTATTTGTAATGAATTTTCATACTAATAAAAAAAACCTTTAAAGGAGAAAACACATGGCAGAGAGAATAGTCAGTCCAGGTGTATTTACTCGTGAAAGAGATTTATCTTTTTTACCTCAAGGTGTTTCTGAAATAGGAGCAGCTATAATAGGACCAACGGAGAAAGGACCTTCGTTTGTACCCACAATAGTTAGAAATTTTGAGGAATTTAAAAAGATTTTTGGATCTTACAATAGCGATTACTATACACCGTTTACAGTAAAGAACTATCTAGATAGTGCAGGTACTGTAACAATTGTAAAAGTTGGATATCTTGGTGGATACAAAGTATCAGGATTCAACTTAGTCGTAAGTGGTTCTGGTAGTACAAAATTTGTTGTTGCACAATTTCAACCAGCAAAACCAAATAATAGTGGTGAAGGATTAATAAGTGGTTCTTTGAACATACCTGGTGGTGGACAGGGTGCTGCTTCAGCAAGTTCTTTCAATTTAGTAATAAATGGAGCTAATGCTACTGCGAGTCTTTCAGCTGTAACATTACAAGAAAATGGTTCACCTACAGGTATTCTTGATGCTACTTCAGGAAATTATATTGCTAAACAGGTACCAGATGTTGCTAGTGCACAAACAATAGGTAGTACGAATGCGCCAGCTTATATGTATAAGTTTTTCAGAACTGATTTAAGTTCTTCTTTTTCTAACGGAAGATTGAGTATATCGTCATCCCTATCGATAGAAAATATTGCAGATAATGGAATAGATTATGCTAGTGGTGCTGAAACAGTAGATACTTCAAATGGTCATTATATTAAGACCATAACAGGTAATAAAGACGCAGCTTCTGCCAGAACTCCGTTTATACTAGCTCAAGATTCTACTGAACTGTTTCGAATCCATATGAGAGCTGATGGTAATGCTACAAACCATCATTATGCTGTAATCAGAGATATCAAAAGACCACAGAACTCAAACTCAAGTCCTGAATTCTCTGAATTTGGGTTAGCAGTATATAGTTTGGATGGAAACCTAATAGAAGCCTATAGTAATCTAAATATGGATCCTGATTCTGCTAATTATATTGTAAAAGTCATTGGTGATCAGTTTGAAACTGTTAACAATGATGGTGAAATCACAACTTTTGGTGATTATCCAAATCTTTCACAATATATCAGAATTGGTGACCATAAGGAAGATACATTTAGACAAAATAAAGCATTACAACCAATGGGATATGCAGCTGTACTAGATCCTATTGTATCTACTGCTAATGTTCCAACATCTTCTTTTAATCGTAGTCAAACCTTACCTCGTAAGTTTGATGCCGATACCTACAAAGAAGATTTACCTTATGGATTCAAAATAGACCCTCGTTTTTATGAGGATGAGTTAGCAACTAACAAACAGTATCTATCCCCAATTCCTAAGAGTGAAACATCAGGACAGAATGCTGCTTTTAGTCTTCTAAATATGTCTGGATTTGGTGATTCCTCAAGTTCTGAATTTAGTAAATTTACTAACTTCTCTACTTCAGCACAACTGTTATCAATATCCTCTTCAGTACAACAGTTAAAATTTGCTGTTCCGATGCAGCATGGATTTGATGGTATTAATCCAGCAGCTCCAAAACATACTGGAACATCAATCAGTACTGCTAATACAAGCGGATTCGATATTACAAATTCTAGTTCAAGCGGTTCAGTTGCTTACAAAAGAGCAATAAATGCTATTGCTAATCCTGATGAATATGATATCAATATGTTGGTAACACCAGGTATTATCCATAAACATCATTCTATTGTGAGTAACCATGCGATTGATAAGGTGGAAGCTAGAGCTGATGCTTTTTATGTGATGGATGGTTCTGATATTGATGATAATGTTGCTACAGCAGTTAACAATGTTGTCAACTTAGATACAAACTATGTTGCTACTTACTATCCTTGGGTAAGGATGGATGACCCTTCAAGAAGTTCTGGTACGATATTTGTACCACCATCAGTTGTTATTCCAGGTGTGATTGCTTTTACAGATAGTGTCGCACACGAATGGTTTGCGCCAGCTGGATTAAACAGAGGTGGATTGACAAATGTTAGAATGACGAAGAGAAAACTCACTCATACCGATAGAGATACTTTGTATGAAGGTAGAGTTAATCCTATCGCATCCTTTCCAGGTCAGGGTGTAGTTGTTTTCGGACAGAAAACATTACAAGCTAAACCATCTGCTTTGGATAGAATCAATGTAAGAAGACTACTTATCAGATTGAAGAAGTTTATTGCTTCCTCAAGCAGATTCTTAGTATTCGAACAAAATGATTCTTCTACAAGAAGCAGATTCCTAAACATAGTGAATCCGTTCTTAGAATCAGTTCAGGCCAATAGTGGTTTGAGTGCATTCAAAGTTGTGATGGATGATTCCAACAACACACCTGATGTCATAGATAGAAATCAGTTGGTTGGTCAGATATTCATTCAACCTACGAGAACTGCTGAGTTCATTGTATTGGACTTCTCAGTCTTACCAACGGGTGCTGCATTTCCTGAATAATAAGGGGGTGTAAAAATTAAAGGGGAGTAATTACGCTCCCCTTTTTTTTATTACAAAAACTATGAAAAAACTATGAAATAAATGACTAATAACCTGTATCGATTTTTTAGTTTGTTTATATTTATATATGAAAGTAAAAAACTTATTAGGAGACCTGAAATGGCAGATTTAATCGATCCTTCAGAAATTATGTTCACTCCGTTTGAACCTAAAGTTAAAAATAGGTTTATAATGTACATAGAAGGAATACCAGCATATCTAATCAGAGCAGCTGCTCGACCATCTATTACATTTGAAGAGATTGAATTGAATCACATAAATGTTAAACGTTATGTGAAAGGTAAAGGTTCATGGGAGCCGCTAGAAATTACTCTTTACGACCCAATCGTTCCATCTGGTGCACAAGCAG